GCGGAGGCGGCTCTCACAAGGAAGCCGCCTCCGCGCCGTACCCCTCCACCCACCATCGAAAGGTCTGCGAATGCCGATCCTCACAGGAATCGTCCACGTACTCCACCCCGACACCCGCGACATCGTCACCCTCAGCCCCGGGGACACGCTCCCCGAGTGGGCCGTCGACATCGTCACCAACCCCGACGTACTCCGCGATGAAGCGGAACCCGAACCCGAACCCGCGCCGGCCGAACAGCCAGAACCGGTCAAGACCACACGCGGACGGAAGAGCGTCAAGAACGACGACACCCCACCGGTGTCCGAAGACCCTCGAGCGGCCTTGACCGCCAAGGCCGTCGAACTCGGCATCGAGATCGGCCCGGAAACCACCGAAGCCGAGATCCAGGCGCTCATCGAAGCCAAGGAGTGAGTCATGGCCCTGCCCGACGTCAACCGCAGCGTGCTCGCCAAGCACTACGAGGGCGACACGTCCTCGTTCAGCAACGACTTCGTGCAGGGTCGGCTTGACGAGGCCGTCGACAAGATCGAAGCCCGCTGGGGTGCGGTCGTGTCGGCGCGCCTCGCCTCCGGAGCGCTCAAGACCCGCCTGTACGAAGCGGTCGTGTGCCGGGTCGCTACCCGTGTGCTCCGCAACCCGGAAGGGTACCGCAGCGAGCAGGAGGGTGGCTACCAGTACAACCTCAGCGCCGCGGTCGCATCCGGCACGCTCTGGTTCACCGACGATGACGCCCGCGACCTCACAGGGATCGGCCTCAATGGTGGGACGGTGCTCGGCACCGCGTCCGTGTCGCGCCTCAGTCCGGGGTTCGTGTCGTGAGCCTTCTCGACCGGAAAGCGCCGCACGTCGTCCAGGTGCAGAACCGAGTTGAGGCCCGCGACTCCGGTGGGCGACGGTACTGGACCGACAATGGCCCTCGCGTCGACCACGCGTGTGCGGTACAACCCGCGCGCGACTGGTCGTCGGCAGAGGAAGAGTCCGGTGCGGGCCTGCAGATCCTTGACCTCCGCGTCATCCTGTCCCGCGAGTGGTCGGGCGACGAATACTCCATCGTCTACTGGGAGGGATCCGCGTACGAGACGATCGGCGCACCCCAACACTTCAACATGAGCCCCCGCACGCAGCACTGGCGGGTCACCGTTCGCCGCACAGGCGCAGACCCGGAGGCGTAACCCATGGGGCGGGTGTTCATCCGGTCAGACCACGTCCGCACAGTGTCGATCATCGCCGGGAAAACCCATGCGATGGACGAAGGCGCGCACCGCGTTCTCAACTCGGTTCGAGCCGCCGCCGCGCGCCACACCGACACCGGCGCGTACCAGTCGCACCTCGGCATCGTCACTGTCCCAGGACGGCTCGGCACGGGGCGGCTCGTGGACGACCGGCTTGTCGTCGCAGACGACCCCGGTGCCGCAGCGATCGAGTACGGGCACCTCATCCGCGTCAAGGGTGCCCGCCGGGTCAAGTGGGTTCCCGGGCTTCACATCATGCGAGACGGAATGAGGGCGGCGCTCATATGAACGAACTGATCGACGCCGACGAGTTCTTCCAGACCCTCATCTCCAACCTCAGTGTTTCCGGTCTGACCGTGGGTGCCGACCTCGGCCCCGACGCCGGCGACCAGATTCCCTTCATCAGCCACAACTCGATCCTGTCGCAGAACGCGAACGGACCCGGACTGTGGACGGTGAACCTCACACTCACTCTCTACCTCGAGGTCACCACGACCACGTTCCAGACAGTCAAGGACGTCTACGCCGGCGTTCACGGGTGGGGGAACGGGATGGGCGTCGACGGTTTCGTGATGGGCCTCGCCGCTGTCGTTGACGTGGAGGACGTTCAGGCGTTCACCCGAGTCGGGCAAGACGTCGCCCTGAACAACAAGACCGTCACACAGTACGTCGGCTCGTTCGAGCTGTCCATCCGCAACATCTAACTCACCTTCTGCATGCCCCATCCGGGGGCGTGGGTCTGCGAAACCTACACAGGAGGAACCGTGTCTGTTGACGCATCCGCGCTGGTGATCCCGGGCCACGGGACCGTTTTCACCGCGACCAAGAACACCGACCCGCCCGCCACGCCGCTGACCGCGTTCACCCTCACGGGTTCCGCGCCGTCCGGATGGACCAACCTGGGCCACACCTCGAAGGCGAACACGATCGCGTTCACGAAGGAAGGTGGCGAGCAGGAGTCCGTCGCGACGTTCCTGGCCGACTCCGTCCGCACCACCACGTCCGAGACGTCGTGGGGTGTGAACATCCCCGCGCTGCAGTTCGACGTCGAGAACCTGGCGCTCGCGTTCAACGGTGACTTCGACGCCGGCACCGGCGGGTACACCGTCGCCACCCCGTCGCCCGTCGAGCGTGCACTGTTCCTGTACTTCCAGGACACGACCGGTGCCCTCGGCTTCTGGATCCCCAACACCGTCGTCACCCTCGGTGACGCGCCCACGGTCGACCCGACGCAGTTCTTCGAGCTGCCCCTCGCGGCCAAGATCCAGTCCGCCGACAACGCCGTCATCCCCGCGATCGGTGGACGCGCCGGCCTCTTCCAAATCTTCAAGACCGGCCTCGTCGACCCGACCCCGTAAGGGCCAACCGACTGATGCCCCGGGTGCAGTTTCGCAGACCCGCCCGGGGCATCACCCTTCCCATCTCCACCAGGTCTGCGAACACCACGAAAGGGTCTGCACACCATGGCCGAAACGGCACGCGGCACCAAGCCGCAAGATCACAAGCAGTCGCAGAAGGCGCAGCACGAAGCGCGGCTCGAGCAGGACGCGATCCTCGCGGACATGCCCGAGCTCGTTCCCCCGTACCGTCTGCGGTTCCGTGACAAGGCACGCTTCCGCTCGCTTCTGCTCGACGTCGCCGCATCCGGCGTTTTCGACGGCATCGACGCCGGCGACACCGAGGGCGGGGAACTCGAGGTCGACAAGAACAGCATCGACCCCGAGATGATCGACCGCGTCAAGCACATCGACCAGATGTGCGGCGACATCGACGAGTGGGCCGAGTCCGTCGCGATCGACCGCGACGCCTACATCGAGTGGTCCCGTGGCAAGGACTACGACGTGTTCTTCGCGATCCTGAACCGGTACCAGGACGCCTTGGGGGAATCGACAGGCTCCTAGATTACGTCGACCAGTACGACGGCCTAGGAGCCCTCCGCGCCGACCTGGCGCACTTCTTCCACATCAACATCGACGACGTGGGGGCGGGCCTCGTGTCCGCCCACCACGTCAACCGGCTCATCAACCACCTCTTGCTCATGCCGCAGTCGCGTGTCTTCGCGATCGAGCAGGGCCACATCGGGTGGATGGGGTGGGACGTCAACACATCCATTCTCGCGTCTCAGCACAACCTCATCGCATCCCTCGTCGGCGGACTGTCCAAGGACGTCGACGTCAAGTCGTTGCTCATCCGAGCCCCCGGCGAGGACGAGGAACCGGAACCGATGACGTTCCCGACGATCGCTGAGTGGGTCAAGCACGAAGCGCAGTTCATGGCGGCGATCAACGGGGGGTAACTCGTGTCTTTCAACCCGGGGAAGAACGTCGGCCGTGTGTCCATCCGGGTTGTGCCCGACACTCGCGGGTTCCGGAAGGATCTCAAGCGGCAACTCGAGGTCATCGCCCGCACCACGGACGCCGCGGTCACGATCAACCGGGTCAAGCTCGACAAGACCCGCATCCGGGAGTCGATCCGACGGCAACTCGCCACCCTCGACGACGTCGCGGCTGACTCGAACGTGCAAGTCACCATCGACGGCGCGAAGATCCGCCGCGGCAAGCTGCGGAAGTCGATCCAGGCGCAGTTCGACGCCATGGGCGACGTGCGCGTCTGGATCAAGCCGGGGATCCACAAGAGGGACCAGGAAGTCTTCGCCCGCCAGGTGAAGCGCATGGTCGACCGGGCCGAAGACACCGTCCACATCGGTGTCGCCGCGCACACCGCCGCGGCCACCGCACAACTCCGGTACACGACCCGACCCCGCTTCGTGGACATCTTCGTCCGCATCAACAAGGCATCGCTCACGAAGGCTGTCGCGACCCTCGCGGCGCTGTCGGGTGCCCGCCTGACGTGGAAGTGGATCGACGAGCTCATCGAGAAGATGGGTCGGCTCGACAAGACGCTTCCGACGATCCTGAACTGGACCTCCGGGATCACCGCTTTCATCGCGGCGCTCGCCGGCGCGACGTCCGGGCTTGTCGGCATCGGTCAGGGACTCTTCACGATCCTGCCAGCGTTCCTAGTGGTCCCCGGACTCATCCTGAACGCGATCGGGTCGCTCACCGTCCTCATCGTCGCTCTCAAGCACTCGAGGGAAGAACTCGGTGCGCTGTCGGGCGACATGAACGAACTCGGCGCGATCATCCGCACCACGTTCTGGGACAACGCGCGCAAGCCGATCATCGACATGGTGCGCGGCCTCATGCCCCAGCTCCGGAACTCGTTCCGTCAGCTCGCGCAGGGCGTCGGTGAGTTCACCGGTGCGCTCGCGAAGGCGTTCGGTCAGGAACTCGCCGGCGGCAGGCTCGAGGGCATCTTCGCGGGCATCGCTGAGGGTTGGCGTGTGCTCGGATCCGGTGCGTCCGGGTTCGCTGGCGCGCTCGTGTCCCTGTCGGAGATCGCCGCGAAGTACACCCCCCGTCTTGCGGGCTGGTTCGTGCGTCAGGCGAACACGTTCGACGCGTGGCTCACCGCGATCGCCACCGACCGTCGGCTCGACCGGTGGATGGAAACCGCGATCGACTCGATGTACGACCTGTGGGACGCCACCCGTGGCTTCGCGGGCGTGCTCGCCGGGATCTGGCGTGCCGCCGACCAAGCCGGGTCCGGTGGCCTCGAGGGCTTCGGCCAGCTCATGCTCAAGTGGCGTGAGGTCGTCAACGGTGCCGACTTCCAGCGTGGACTCGCTGCGATCTTCCGCGGCTCGTACGTCGCGATGGACGCGTTCGGTGAGGCGATCAAGTCCCTCGGTCGACTGATCGAGGACATGCCGGCAGAGTTCGAGCGGTTCGTGGGCTCGGTCGGTGGGTTCCTTGGTGGGATCTTCGATGAGGCGTTCCGGGCACTCAACAACGAGAACGTCGCGATCGGACTCGACGGGTTCTCCGCAGGACTCGAGACGGCGCTCGCGGGTATCACGCCCGCGCTCGGCCCCATCGCATCCACGTTCGGGAACTTCCTGGGTCTGCTGGGCGACCTCGCCGGGAACCTGCTGCCGACGGCGGCGGACGCGTTCGCAGCGCTCATGCCCGGACTCGATCTGCTCATCGGAGCCGTCGAAGATGTCCTCCCCGGACTGTCAACAGCGGTCGGTGATGTCGCGTCCGTCCTTGGCCCCGCGCTCGAATCGTTCGTCGGGGCAGTCACCCCGGCGTTGCAAGTCGCGCTGCAGGAACTCGCTGACGCGCTCGTCTTGCTCATGCCACACATCGCCCTGTTCGTGACCAGTCTCGGTCCTGTGCTGGCGTCGACGCTCGACCGGCTCATCCCTGTGCTCGAGCCTCTGGCTCAGGTGCTCGGATTCCTGGTCGACGCGATCTCTGGGCTCATGCAGGCCATGGGGTTCATCAGCAACGTCCCGAACCTGTTCAACCCGCAGTCGCTCCTTGATCCCTCGAAGTGGTTCGACTTCTCCAAGATCCCGGAGAAGGCGAACGAAGCCATGACCTCCGGGTCGTGGTTCGGCGGGCTCATGCAGCAGTTCAGCGGGCTCGGCACTCAGGGTGCGGATCTGTTCGTGCAGTCGTGGGGAACCACGATGTCGAAGGATCTGCTCAACGCGTACACCTCGCAGATTCAGACCGCGTTCGCGCAGTCGCCGTCGGCGGGTGCCGCGATGTGGCAGTCGTTCCTCGACACGGGCATGCCGCCCGAGGTCGTGGAGGCCGTCCAGAGCAACCTTGCAGAGATCGGCATTGCCGTCGCGGACGCCGCCACCACCACCGGTGAGGGCATCGTCGGCGGGATCGGCTCGGGCATGGTCTCCGGGATGCCGGCGCTTGACACCACCATCACAGGTGTCGGTGAGGGCATCGTCAACCGGTTCGACCCGAACCTTCTCGTCCCGACCGGCGAGAACATGATCGCCGGTATGGCCCGTGGTATCGACCGGGCGGCTTGGAAGGTCGCGTCGTCCGCTATCCGTGCCGCTGACGGCGCGATGGTCAAGGTCAACT